CCGCCTGGGTAACGTATCAGGCGGGGGTTGCAGGGGTCGGTTCGGCTGGTGGCGCTGGATGCGTTATTGTGGAGTATCTCTAATGGAAAACGTGTACGAGGTGTTCGATACCGACGGCAAGTCGCTTGGGCTAATTGTCGCTACCGAAGAGGTGGCGAACATGAAATACCCCGGCAGGTATCAGTTCGTCCGAGAAAACAACGCTCTCCCGCCTATCGTTACTGCAGAGGCAATGAAGAAGCGTTTTACCACGGACGAATTCAACGCTCTGACGGCTTTCGTTGCGGCGGCGGAACAGGCCCAGCAGAAGACACGTCTTGCAACGTTCTTAGACGCAATTAACGCTGCTAGTGGACAGTATTGGCTCGCTGGTCCTTTTGCCGACAAGGATAAGTCGGCTGCGATAGCAGCTAATGTGCTCACGGCTGAACGGGCGGATATTGTGTTCAGTCCTCACGTAAGCCAATCAGAAGCCCCGTAAGTCAGGTGCTGCCATGATGACGCTCGTTTCTACGTTCCTGTCTTTTCTTGCGGGTGGATTACCCAAGATTCTCAGCATCTTTCAGGATCGACAGGACAAGAAACATGAGCTCGCCTTAGTCGCTGCGCAAAAAGAGCGTGAGTTAGCCCTCGCTGAGAGGGGCTTTCTCGCGCAGGCGCGCGTGGAAGAGATTAAGCTCGAACAGATCCAGACGCAGACGGCCGCCGAGGAGCGGCAGGCGCTGTATCAGCACGACGTTGAGATCGGTAAAGGCGCGAGTCAGTGGATGATTAATCTTCGCGCGTCTGTACGTCCTGTTGTGACGTATATCTTCGTGCTGGAGCTGGTCGCACTCAACATCGCGGGTGTTTGGTACGCCTACACGACGGGTATTCCGTTTGCGGTGGCAATGGAGAATGTGTTCTCGGACGACGAGATGCTGATCCTATCCTCGATCATTGCATTTTGGTTTGGGACGCAGGCCTTTGGTAAGAAGTGAAAGTCTCCAAAGCCGCCATCGATATGATCAAGCATCACGAGGGGGTACGAACTAAACCCTACCGATGCCCTGCGCTATTGTGGACGATCGGAGTTGGTCACGTTATCGAACCTACTCACACTGCGGTGAAGTATGAGGAACGTCGCCATTTACCGATACCCGCAGGCTGGGACCGGGTTCTCACGATGGACGAGGTGGACGGGATACTTTCTCAAGACCTTGGCCGGTTTGAGCGTGGTGTGGTTCGACTTTGCCCTGCTGCTGTTGGCAATCAAGGAATCTTCGATTCTCTCGTCAGTTTTGCCTTCAACGTGGGCCTTGGCAATCTCCAACGCTCTTCCCTTCGGATGAAGACCAACCGAGGTGAGTTGGAAGAAGCAGCAGATGAGTTCTTGAAGTGGACGAAAGCCGGGGGCCGTGTTCTTCCGGGCTTGGTCAAACGGCGCAATGATGAGCGCGCCTTGTACCTGTCAGGAGTGCATAAATGAAAGTTACCCTTGAACCACGGACCATGGACAACGGTCTAGTTGTGCCGGCCCACACGATCGAAGCGTACTGTTTAGAGTGCGGCTACGATCTGGACGAAGCAGAACTTAACGCTGACACCTGTTCTGACTGCAACAAACCGTTGAACCTTCGTCAGCACGTTTCTATTCAGGTCACGACAGTGCCTGGAGCCGCTGGCGGCACGTTGCCATGAAGAAAAAGGCAAAGAGCAAGGTCAACGCTGCTGGCAACTACACGAAGCCGAGCATGCGCAAGCAGTTGTTTGAGTCCATCAAGGCTCGGGCGGTGCAGGGCACGAAGGCAGGCCAGTGGTCCGCGCGCAAGGCACAGCTATTAGCGAAGAAGTACAAGGAGAAGGGCGGTGGATTCCGGGACTGATCTTGAATTGTTCAAAGCACAGGTCCAGGCGGAACTAAACCGCTTGGAAGCGAAGTCGTCTGCTAAGGAAGTGGCCGGAAAGGCCATCGGCAAAGACGGCCTGAAGTACATCACGGCGATTGTCGTGATCGGCGTGCTGTCGAGCTTGGCGCTTGATAGCGAGAAGATCGCTGCGGTGATGGGTCTTCTTGGCGCGTCGCTCACGGCCCTTATCTCAATGCTGGCCAGTATTGCTGGTGCCAGCGAGAAGGAAGAGAAGCCTGAGTTTGGCGTGATCAAGGACTTGATCGCGAAGCTCGACAAGCTCGATCGCAAGGAACAGCCCATGCGCGTGGACGTGGAAGGCGATCACGTGACCGTGACCAAGGGCGATGACGTTGTGCAGGCCAAGCGATGAGAGCCCCGCAACAGTCACTGAAGAACTGGACCGCTCAGAAGTGGAGGACGAAAAGTGGTAAACCGTCTAGCAAAACTGGTGAGCGATATCTCCCAGAGGCTGCGATCAAAAGTCTCAGCCCTCAAGAATACGCTCGTACAACGGCTGCAAAGCGTAAAGGCAAAGCTAAAGGGAAGCAGTTCGTAAAGCAGCCGAAAGCGATTGCTCGCAAGACTGCTCAGTATAGGTGAGACATGGCCAGCGTTAAGAAGGATGCGATTGGGCAGGAGATCCGCAAGTCGTACGAGCGCGGCCAGAAGGGTTGCCCGGAAGCGACGATGGATATCCACGTCAACCTCAAGAACCGAAACAACGCCATCAAGGAGTACGGCTACGGTCCTCTGAACCCGGAGGCCGAGTCGCGTGCGTTTTGGGACAAGAAGGCAGAGCTGTGGGCCACCACCGTGCGCGAGGCCAAGAAGGCGCGCTGCGGCAACTGTGCAGCGTTCATCCAAACCCCCAAGATGCTGGCCTGTATCGAGAACGGCATCGAAGACCCCAGCGAGGAGCACGAAAATTATGCCCCGGATGTGGTCGCGGCAGCCAATCTGGGCTACTGCGAACTCTTTCACTTCAAGTGCGCTGGCGACCGGACGTGTGACGCGTGGCTCGTCGGCGGTCCAATCAAGTAACATGCTGCCATGCCATACTTCAGACTGTTCCTCAAGCCGGGTGTAGACAAGCAGAACACCGAATACGGCGCAGAAGGCGGTTGGATCGACTCCGACTACATCCGTTTTAGGTACGGATTGCCGGAAAAGCTCGGTGGCTGGACGGAATTTAACGAAACTACGACGTATTTTGTCGGGATGCCCAGTGAGGTGTTCTCGTGGAACACGCTTTTGGGCACTCCTTGCATGGTTTTGGGCACCAACCGCAAGGTTTATGCCTACAAGGGCGGGGCTTGGGGCGATATCACCCCGATCAGGGCGACACAAGCCGGCGTTACGTTTGATACCGAGAGCGGTTCCACAACCGTAACGGTCAACGATGCGTCCCATGGGTGCATAACAGGGGATTTTGTCACGTTGTCGACCGTAACCGGCGACCCAGGCGGCATCCCGAACGCTAGTTTGACGGGGGAGTTTGAGATCCAGGAGGTACTCAACGCAAACGAGTACACAATCCTCTCGCCCGTTGCCGCGTCTTCGACGGCGACCGCCGCTGGAACTGCGAATGCGGCCTATCAGATCAACATAGGCGGCACGATTAACTACTTTGACTTTGGTTGGGGCGTCGGACCGTGGGGCGCGAGCACATGGGGCACTCCTAGAACCAGTGGATCGGGCGTTGCTCTCTTTTCTCGAGTCTGGCAGTTCGATAACTTCGGCCAAAAACTCATACTGCAGCTCATTGACGGGGCTATCTACGAATGGGATCCCGACTCTGGGGTTTCTACGCGTGCCACGGCGATTTCGGGGGCACCGACCAAGAGCAAGTACGCTCTGGTGTCGACTCCCGATCGCCATCTTGTCTGCTTTGGAACGGAAGGCACTATCGGAACTCCTGCAACACAAGATCCGATGTTTGTGCGGTTCTCGAACCAAGAGGACATCAATTCGTTCGAGGCCTCCGCGACTAATACTGCCGGTGGACAACGGCTCACGGACGGTAACGAGATCATCTCTGCGCTGCGTTCGCGTGGTCAGATCCTGATCTGGACGGACACATCGCTGCACGGTATGCAGTATCTCGGTCCGCCGTATACGTTCGGCTTCCAGCAGTTGGGCGCGAACTGCGGCTTGATCGGCCCTCATGCCTCTGCCGACGTAAACGGTGTGGCTTACTGGATGAGCAAGGACGCGTTCTTCGTGTTCGACGGTACCGTTAAAAAGCTTGCGTGCACCGTGCAGGATTATGTCTTTAAGGACATCAACCTCATTCAGAACACCAAAGTGCATGTCGGCATCAATACCCAGTTCAACGAGGTCACTTGGTGGTACTGCACGCACAACAGTGACTACATTGATCGCTTTGTGACCTATAACTACCTCGAAAACGTTTGGTCCGTGGGCACTATGGCTCGCACGTCGTGGCTTGATCTGGGCACATTTGATAAGCCCCTTGCAACTACGTACGATCCAAATGGAAACGAAGCGACGATCACGACGATCAACGGCCTCACGGCCGGCCGTGCCCGTCTTTTCAATCAAGAAGACGGAAAGAACGGAGACGGCTCCGCAATCACTTCGTACGTCAAGTCCGGATATTTCGATATTGGCGACGGCGACAACATGCTTTACATGCGCCGATTTATCCCAGACTTCAAGAACCAGGAGGGCAATCTCACCGTGCACTTGCTCCTCCGACCCTACCCGCAGGCCTCTGCGGTTCCGAGCTCATTGGATCCTTACGTGATCACTCCTACGACGGATAAAGTCGACACTCGGGCAAGAGGCCGTCAGATCAGCCTGCGGATCGAAAGTAATGAGCTGAGTACAAACTGGCGCTTTGGCACGATGCGAATTGACGCACAGCCAGACGGCTTACGATGAGTAAGATCACTAACGTACGTCTGCCGAATGCTGCTCCTGCGCAATACAGCGCGGAGTCTTTCGACCAGCTCGTGCGTTCGCTTGAACAGGTCATTTTTCAGCTTAATAACACCTACTCGCCAGCCGTTACCGAAGACAAAGATTCAGCCTATGCCTGGTATGGCGATGGTGGAGGATTTACAGACATGAGCGGAACACCGGTCCCTGTTTCACTTGGTGGAACGAACCTAGACGCCTTCGGTCGGTTGCGTGTCAGTCAGCCATACACTCTTTTTGACTCACAGCAGCGGTTCGCGTCGGATAACCAGTTCGACACAAGCACCGTGAACGGTGCTTCAACGTCGTACCTAACCAATGAGTCTGCT